GCAGCCATCAGAGCGACAGCGGGGAGGATAGCAAGAGTTTTCATTTGAATCGTTTTAGGTAGTCGTATGAGTATTGTTCCCGTCTACCAAAGATTCCCCAACCTAACCAGTAGGAAGCAGAATTCATGTAGAAGGGAACGGGTTGATGAGGAGTACGGAACTCACTCAGCTCCGCTCGGAATTGTCCTTCGTTAATCATGTACCGTACTTGACCTTCAAGACTAGAAGGGTCACAAGAATAACGGCGACAAAATGAACCAAGTCCATCGTAGCGTTTCTGAGTTGTCCATTGGATAAGACCATACCCTCCTCGGAGGCATTGGTCGTAAGGAAGTATAGCACCTCCTTCACAGACGTTGGAGCGGAAACCAGATTCTTGTTTGATGTTGCCCATGATCACAGCGAGGGCAGTTTTGTCTTTGATCTCCGCTTTTACTTGGAGTTGTTCCAGAACATACTGCTCTTGGACGTTGCAATCAGGGCATTCAATCATTTCTTCTTGGTTCCTTTTTTAACGCAGTTGTTTACACGGGTACCACCTTTTACCTTGGTTCCCTTTTTTTCATAACCTTTCCAGCAGGAAGGATCAAGACGTTGTTTAGTCTCTTTCTTTTTAGCAGGCATGATCAAACACCTTTAACTCGTGGACCACTGGCGTTACCTGATTGCTTCAGCCAACGAAGAAAGTCTCCCTGATTAGGAAACATCTTATCCAATTTTTTACGGTCCATTCGTTGCTCAACTAGATCACGAAAATCTCCTTGAGACATAGGTGTTTGAGCAATTTTCAGGGAATTGCGCCCTTTCTTCTTTTTCTTAGAAGGTAGCATTACCAAATACCGGGAATGATCTGTCCGGTCAGAGCATAAGAACCAATGGCAGCAACGATACCAAGCATAGCCAAGCGTCCGTTAAGACGCTCAGCTTTCTCTTCATGTGGCACACCGTAAGGATGGTCAGTCATTAGTAATTAAGATCCGATCGTTCAAGTTTAGCAAAGACATCCTGCCGATAAGCAGGGTCTCGATCATAACGTGGATCGGACATAGCTTGCACAACTTCAGCTTGACTACGGAAGACATCAGCTTTAGTCTCAGCAGGTTTGCCAGACAGCATCCGTCCTTCGTAACCATTAGCTTCTTGGAATGCAGCTTGCAGTCCAACCACAGCCAGTTTAACCATGTCAGGATCTCCAACGTTAATCAAATTGTCGAACGCCTGAACAAAATTTTCTGGCATATTTTCTGCAGCCCAACTAACCAAACCGTTGTACTGTTGTTCTCCACCAACAAAGTTCTGGATATCAGTAACTTGATCAGCAGTGAAATCATCTACCTGGGTAGGTTGAGATTGAATCTGCATGTAAGCTTCAATAAGATCCTTGCTGTCCAACTCACTAAGTTTGGACATAGTTTCTTCACTAAGCTTACCTTCGTTAGAATAGTATTCTTCAGAAGCAGAGTTAAGAAGATCAACTAGAGGGTCAGCCTCAGGCTGTTGCTCCTCTACTTCTTCTTCCCGCCGCTCCCCTTGCTGTGTTTCTTCCCGCAAGCCATCGTTAGATTCTCCTAATTTTTTTTGAAGTTCAATGTAAGCTTTTTCCAGCTCTTCTGCTGACTCGTATTTACCAGCCAGCATCCGGTTCTCTTCTTGAGCACGTTGCTCGCCAATAGCTAGAGCTTCCTGCTCAGCTTCATTCAGTTCCGGTTGATCCGCTGGAGTCGGATCGTATGTTAGAATTGCCATTTACAGTAGTTACTTGAAGGTTACCAAGGCCAACTGTTTTTACATAGTTGGGTGAACGACCGATGGTAGGGGTGCCTACCTTCATTCGTGGAGCGTAGCGATTACCATCTTCAGTGTACGGGTCATCGCCAAGTGTCATTTTCTGAGTAAGTTTTTTCTCAGTGACAGGGTTGGGTTCAGGCGTCTCGATTGTAAGAGATACCTTTTCGTTTGTGATTTCTTGAGCGGGCTTAGCAGTACGCTTTGGCTCGGGAGGGTTACTCTTCCGGGGGGAGCGCCGCTTCGGGGTTGGATCCGTCATTCTGTTGCATCATGTTCGGGTTTTTAGTTGGGTCCATCATAGGAGAAGATGCAAACTGACCAGCTTGTTTAAGAAGCTCTTGTTGTTGCATCATCTGTTGCTGCTGTTGCATCTCACCTTGGAGTTGCTGTTCAGACTTAACAAGACCCAACGTTTCGATACCTTGTGCTGTAGCCAACCGTTTTATGACTTCAGAAGGGTCGATGTATTTTGCAATTGCTTCAGGACCCATAGTCTGAGCAACTGTTTGTAGGAACATAGTCAAAGACTCACGGTCTTGACCACGACCCAAAGCATTGACACCAGCCACAATTTGTGGACGGACAAGATCTTTGGGAAGTTTAGGTACCTGATTACTACGTTGCAGAACAAACATAGTACGGTTCAGGTAAGGCACCAGGAACTCTACTGTCAACAAAGAGAAAAGACCTCCGAGTTGTTTTTCAAGTTCAAGTTGTGTGAGTCGTACTTCTTCAGCAGTTGTACGTTCAGACTGACGAACAGAAAGAACAAGGAATGCATCAGAAAGACGTTGCACTAAACTGTTAGACATTTCAGATGCAGTTCGGAAGTCAGCAGTTTTACCTACTTGAACAACTTGTACATCTTCAGGTCTGCCCTGTACAATAGCACCATTTCCAGCATTTGCAAGTGTAGCAGGTTTAGTAGTACTACTTGGTGATACCAAGAACACTACTTTAGCTGCAACACTGCTGCCTTCAATCAGTGCTTGGCTCAAAGATTCAAGGGAGCGCAAGTCTCCAAGGAACTCTTCAACCCTACCACGACCGTAGTCTTCACCGTCAACTGTATTGAATCGGAGAACAAGCCATGGCGAAACATTTTTAGGCGCGGTACTACGGCTACCAGGGATGATTTTGTCATCAACTTCCTGATGCCAGACCCAGCGACCAGATGCTTCTTCCAGTCGGACGTAGGTGTACACCTCAACGTCATCCTCTTTCCCGTTTTTACCAGAACCAGAGTTGCCTCCAGGTTGGTTGGGTTTAGGTAGAGGGATATCAAGAAGCTCACGGGAAATCAGCTCCTTGGTTACGATCTCAAGAATGTTACCGTCACCATCACGGTTTACAACAAACCGATTCAGTGGGTACATCTTGATTCCATTCTTGCCCATAAACAAAAGGGCATTACCACCAACAATCAAATGCTTGATTGCTTCGTGGATAGTAACACGATCATTAGATGCATTGATAACATCCATAATCATGCGTTCAATTTTACCGAAGCTCTCTTCGAGTTCAGACTTAATCTCACGAGGAAGTTCCTCGCCAAGCTTTTCATCCCGCACTTGCAGTTTAAAGAACGGGGTCATCGGAGGAAGAAGAGCAAGCATAAGTTTACTTGCCAACGTTACAACCGACTTGGCTCCAACGGATTGCCACGGAGTTACAAGAGTTTTATGATTCTCTTTGTAACCTTCATCACGACGAATCAGATAAGGAAGAGTAAGTCGAGAACACTCGTAAGCTACGTCGAGAAAGTTATTCCTTACCGAAGTAAGTTTCTCATACCGAGCACGTGCGTTCTTCACAGGTTAATACCTCCAGAAGGAGGGACTGCTTGGGAACCAGAGATACCAATAGACAAACCACGGCGGCGAGCCATGCTACCACGACCAGACATTTGATCACGACGACGACGAGAGCTGCCAGCTTGCTGCAACCCAGGTTGATATTCTAGTGGTTGCAATGGTTTGTAATCTTGAGCGAGTTGTTTTGGAGCCTCAGGAGTTTTTACAATAGGAACCTGGGGCATAATGTTAATAGGTGCGGGAGCTTGTTGTTGCCCGCCGCCACCACCACCGAAACACATTAGCTTTCATCCATTTTGGTTTGAATCCACTCGACAATGGAGCGTTGACCTGCTTGATACATGATCTGCTCCATCGTCATAGTGGGGGTTGGGTTGATAGGTGGAAAAGTGTCAAACAGTTCTTGAAGTAGGGACGAGGTTGTCATCCCCTTTACTTCAAGCATACTGAGGGAGGTTGGGGTTTGCATGTTCAAAGAAGGCGGGCATCCGTGCTCTCTTGGTGTCAGAAAGTTCGGGTGCTTTACCTTGATACATTAGGTTGTCGCTGGAATCCAGCCAAAATTTTTTGTCCAAATATTTATTGGTAGTATTTCTACCTAGCGGCTCCATAACCCAGTTGATGGTAGCCTTCCGCAGCTTGTCAAGAGAAGGACTGTAATTCAGACCCATCTCAGTGCAGACAAGGGTGTTGGTAGAAACATGGACTTGTTCATCACGGCTGATGTCGGCACTTACTGTGCGGAGTCCAGCGTCACCGTTGAAACGGAAAAAGGGGAGGAGCACAAAGAAAATCGCACGTTCGGCAACCAACGCTTTGAGGAGCGTGTGATCTGGATGCGCAACCCAAGCTTCTCGTAACCTTTGGGCTTCCTTCTCAGCTTTCGGATCAGTGCCGATAGCGTTGGCGATGTAACCCAACGCGAGGTCGTGATTCTCCTCGTCCCTGATGTTGGATCGAAGGAGGTCCACACTTGCTTTCGGAACTTCATTTTTGAGGGCGTCATTAATAAAATCTCCTACAGGCAGTTCCATATGGCGGAGTGCAAGGGCGCGATAAATAGTTTCTTCA